ATGGACGAGGCGGGGCTGGTGGCACAGCTGGCGACGCGCGACCGCGAGCGGCTGCGGGGCTATCGCGAGCTGCTGGAGTTTTACCGGGGGGCGCAGTGGCGCGAGCCGGCGCGCCGCGGCGAGCGGCAGCTCACTCTGAATTACGCGAAGGTGCTGGTCGAAAAGGTCACGTCGTACTTGATGGCTGACCGGCTGTTCGTGGTCGACCCAGAGGATGACCGCCCGGAGTCGCTGGAGGCGGCGCGGCGGTCGGAGGCGGCGCTCGCCCGGATCGTCGAGGTGAACGACCTGGAAGCGCTCGATTTCGACACCGAGTTGGACGCGGCCGTGCTTGGCGACGGGGCCTACAAGGTGACCTGGGACGTCGAGGCGGGCGAGGTGCGGATCAGCGCCCCCGATGTGCAGGGCCTCTGGATCTGGCCGCGCCCCGATGACCCGTGGCGGCCGGCAACCTTGGCGAATCGGACGACGCTCGCGAGCGGCGAAAGCGCCGTCGAGGTGTGGACAGAGACGACCTTCGCGCTGGTCGCCGACGGCCGGGTGGTTCGGCGGGGGCCGAACCCCTACGGCTTCATCCCCTACGTGGTCTTTCCCAATCTCCGCCTGCCGAAGCAGCTTTGGGGTGTCTCGGATCTGGCGGGAATCCTCGAGCCGGCGCGCGAGTTGAACCGAGCGATGACGCAGCTCTCGCGACTGCTCGAGCTGTCGGGCAACCCGATCGCCGTGCTGGAGAACGTCGATCGGGCGGAAGACATCGCCATCGGCCCCGGGGCGGTGTGGGAGCTGCCGGAGCGGGCGCGCGCCTACATCCTCGACCTGCTCGGCAGCGGCGGGGTGGGCATCCATATCGACTATCTGAACGCGCTCTATCGCGCGTTGCACGACCTTGCCGAGACACCGCGCACCGCCTTTGGCGACAACAGCCGAGCGTTGGCTGGCGTGGCTCTCGAGATCGAATTGCAACCGCTCTTGCAGAAGGTGGCGCGCAAGCGGCTGCTGCGGTCGACGGTCTACCGCCGGCGCAACGCGATGGCACTGCGGCTGCTGGAGCAGTTCGGCGGCGGCAGCTACGCGCCCTACCGCTCCCGAGTGGTGTGGGGGGCGGTGACGCCGCGCGACGCAAGCCGGCAGCTTGCCGACGAGCAGCTCGCCATTGCGAGTGGGCTCCGTTCGCGGCGCAGCGCGATGGTGCGGCTGGGGACGGTGGACCCCGATCGGGAGTTCGCTCGCTGGCTGGAAGAGGAGCGGGAACGCAGCGCCTTGGCGGCGCAGAAAGGAGCAGAGGATGGAGGAGCATGAGGTGATCGAAGCGACGGGGCCGCTGGCGCCAGCCGCGGAGGAGCCCCTGCGGCGCGAGCTGGCGGCGGCGCTGGCCGCGTACCGGGAGGCGCGGCTGGCGGCCGACCCGCTGGTGCCGCCCGAGCTGGTGGCCGGCGAAACGGTCGAAGAGATCGACGCCAGCCTCGAGCGGGCGCGGGCGATCGTCGCCCAAGTGCGTGAGCGGGTGCGAAGCGAAGCGGCTCGCCAAGTCGCGCCGGCCGCTCCCGGGCGAACACCTCTCGACCCCTCGGCGCTCTCGCCTCGCGAAAAGATCGCCCACGGGCTGAGCCGCTAGCGGGGATCGCTTGCGGGAGACCCCACCGAGCAGCCGTCCCCGCCACGAGCTGCGGAGGACAGAAAGGGAAGGAGCACGATGGCGCTGACGCTTGCCGAAGCGGCAAAGCTTTCGAACGACACGTTGCGAGCCGGCGTGATCGAGACGGTGGTCAAGGCCAGTCCGGTCTTGGGCCGGCTGCCGTTTATCACCGTGCTGGGTAACGGGCTGACCTACAATCGCGAAAACGCGATGGCCTCGGCCGACTTCTACGACGTGGGCGACGCCTGGAGCGAGGGGACGCCGACGTTCACGCAGGTGACGGCGACGTTGAAGATCCTCGGCGGCGACGCCGATATCGACAACTTCTTGGCCAAGACGCGGGGCAACCTGCAAGACCTGCTGGTGACGGTCGTCGAGCAGAAGGCGAAGGCGGTGGCGTTCGCCTTCGAAGACACCTTCATCTACGGCGATAGCGCCGTCAACAGCAAGCAATTCGACGGACTACACAAGCTGACCCCGGCGGCGCAGCAGATTCACCAAGGGTCGGGGACGACACCGGCGGCGCTGTCGCTGGCGAACATGGACGGGCTGCTCGACCTGATCCGGCCGGGCAAGCCGGACCTCATCCTGATGAGCCGCCGAACGCGGCGCTTATTGAGCCAGTTCGCGCGGTCGACGAATTCGCCCTTCGTCGTCAGCTATTCGGCCTTTGGCGAGAGCATCGCCTCGTACAACGGGGTGCCGATCTTCGTCTCCGATTTCCTCACCGACAGCGAGACCATCACAGGCGGCAGCTACAGCGCGAAGACGGGCGGGGCATCGACCTCGGTCTTCGCGGTGAAGTTCGGCGAAGACGCGCTCGCCGGGCTGGAAGGCAGCGACGGGATCGTCGTCGAGGACGTCGGGCATCTGGAGAGCAAGGACGCGCGGCGCTTCCGGGTGAAGTGGTACTGCGCGGTGGCGGCATTCAGCACGCTGTGCGTCGCCAAGATCGACGGCATCTCGAACGCCGCGGTGGTCGCGTAGCCGTCGTTTTGGGAGCGGCGGCGTATCCCCGAGCCGCGGGCTCATCCCTCGCGCGCCGCCGCTCCCGCCATCTTCTCTAAGGAGCCGCCGATGGCGACGATCGCCACCTTGCTGGCGCGGATGCGCCAAGACCTGAACGACGAAGCGCTGCCCTTTCGCTGGTCAGATGCGCACCTCCAACGCCACCTCGAGCGGACGATCCGGGAGTATTCGCTCTTCGTACCGCGCGAGATGAAAACCACGCTGCCGACGACGGTGGGCAGCCGGGAGATCGCGATCGGCTCGCTCGCCGACGTGGTGCGGGTGGAGGCGGTGGAGTGGCCGGTCGGGCAGTGGCCGCCGCACTACGTCCGCTTCTCGGTCTGGCAGACGACATTGACCCTGCTGACCGCGGCGAAGGGCGATGGGTCGCTCGCCGCCATCTATTGGCTAGCCGTGCATCTGGTGGACGCCTCGACGCTGCCAACGCGCGACGAAGAGCTGATCTGTCGTGGGGCGGCGGGCTTCGCCGCGCTCGAGTGGGCGAACTACGCCATCGGCCGCGTCACAGTGGCCGGCGAGGAGACCGCCGACCGCTACCGTCGCTGGGGCACAACCGCGCTCGACGAATTCTGGGCCGGGCTGGACCGCCGGCGGCGGTCGCTGAAGGCTCGTCGGCTCTATCTGCCAGCAGGCGCCTTGCCAAGCCAGTCACGCGACGCCGGGCCATGAGGTGGGAGATGCGGGCAGCGGTCATCGCCCTAGGAGCGTTGGCGGACATCGCAGAGACGGGAGAGCGGCACTGATGCGGACGTTGAGCGCGACGTTGGCAGCGGCGTGCCGGGCGCTGGATGGGGAGCCAGCAGTGTCGTTGCGGTGGCGGGACGCCTTTGGGGGCGTGCGGCGGTTGCGCTATCGCGAAACGCTCGTTGCCAGTGGGGAGCCGGATGTGGCCCATGGCGCTGGCTGTTTCGGGACGGGAGCGCTGCTGCGCGCCTACCGAGCGTCGGCAGGGACGGTGAAATACCAAGTGATCGCGGCGCCGTCGCTGGGGTCGCCGTGGGGGTCGTGGGCGAGCTGGTCGACGGGGGCGTCCAGCGGGACGCGCTGTTCGGCGTCGGCGAATGGCACGTTTGGGGTGGTGGCCGTAGACCAAGACGGCGCGCAGGTGGCGGTGCGGACGACTGGGGATAGTGGGGGGTCGTGGTCGGGGTGGGTGGTGGCGGCGACGGGTGGCGCGGTCGGCGCGGTAGGGGTGGCGCAGCGGTCGAATGGGGACCGGGCGGTGGTGTTTGCGGACGGCTCGACGCTGAAAGCGGCGCGGCAGACGAGTGGGACCTGGGGGACTGTGAGCACGTCGCCCAGTTCGTTCGGAAGCATTACCGGCGTTGCGGCGTGCCATGATGGGTTGGACTGGTGTGTGGTGGTGACGGGGACGCTGGTCGGGGGAAAACCGGCGGTGTGGACGCTGCGCTGGGGGGATGGTGGCGCGTTGGGCTTGGGGAGTTGGGAGGCAGCGCGGCTGCTGACCTGGGGCGATGGGAATGTGGGGTTTGGGTCGCCGGCGATCGCGCTGCTCGACCGGGTGCGGGTGACGCTGGTGGAGAGCTACGCGGGTGGTGGGTCCAGCTATGTGCTGAACCTGCTGAGCTACTTGGCGCCGCTGACGCTGTGGAGCGACAACGCCTGGCGGGACCCGGTGCCGTTGGGGACGGCGCGATCGTTTGGGGTGGTGCAGGTGTGGGATGGGAGCTCGGCGTATCTGTGCCATCCGGGGCTGGTCGCGCGGGCGGTGGCGCCGGATGTGCTGGGGACGGAGTATGGAAGCCGGCTGGTGGCGGCGAGCTGGGCGCTGCCGGGGAGATGCCGGCTGACGCTGGACAACAGCGATGGAGCGCTGGCGGGGGAGTTGGGCGTAGGCGGAGAAATCGTGCTTGATGCGGGGTATCGAACGTCGGCTGGGGTGGAGTTTCCGCTGAGTGGGCCGCCGGCGGTGTATTGGGCGGAGGCGGTGCGGGTGGTGGACCGGCGGGATGGTCGGAGCGTGGTGGAGGTCGAGGGGGTGGATGCGCTGGGGCTCCTCTCGCGCTGGCGGCCGCGCCGGCAGCTAGTGTACAGCGGGTCGCCGGGGCCAGCGATCCTGTTTGACCTGTGCCGGCTGGCGGGGTTGTCGTATGGGGCGCTGTCGGTGAGCCCGGAGTTGGCGGGCGCCACGCCGGGGTTGACGGTGCCAGCGGGGACGGACGGGCTGACGGCGGCGGTGCGGCTGGTGGAGCGTGGGCGGGACCGGCTGGTTCCGGACGGGGCGGGGGTGGCGTCGCGCTTTGTGGACGTGAGCGACGGGACGACCTGGAGCTACCGCGCTGGGGACGAGGCGGTGGGGCCGAGCGAGCAGCCAGTTCTGGAGTATCTGCGGGAGGAGACGGCGGTGACGCCGGGCTTTGTCCGGGTGGTTTCCGGGGCGACAGTGGGCCAGGCGCAGGACGATGAGACGGTCGCGGTGTGGGGCGATGGGGGATGGGTGGTGGTGGACCGGTCGGTGACCGGTCCGAGCGAGGCGACGGCGCGCGCAACGGCGGTCGTGCGGTCGGCGGTGCTGGCGAGTGGTCGGGATGTGCTGATGAGTGGGCCGAATGTGGGGACGCAGCCGCTGGACGTGGTGACGGTGACGGGGTCGCGGCTTGGTCTGTCGGGAGCGCGACGACGGGTGCAGGTGGCGCGCTTCGTCTATCGCCGCTGGAAGGGGGAGCAGTTGTATCGGCAGGAGCTGGAGTTGGGAGCGGTCTGATGGAGCTCGTGCGTGGGGTGGTGGTCTCGTTTGAGGCATCGAGCTACACGGCGACGGTGCGGTATGAGGAGAGCTTGAGCACAGTGCAAACCGGGGTGCCGGTGTCGCGGAGTATTCCGGCGTGGCAGCTGCGGCCGGGGGATGGGGTGGTGGTGGCGGTGTTCGACCCGTTGGTGGCGAGTGACCGATGTGTGATCGCGGTGGCTGGGGTGACGCGGAGCGCT